AGTGGGATGACTTGGGATATAAGGTTCCGAGTCACACCTACATTGTGAACAAGGCAACCCAATTAGTGGGTTACATCAAAGAGGGTACTACTGAGGAAATCATCTTCAAGAAACCCATGAAACAGTTTTCAAAGGCACGAAGAAAGTTCTTAAAAGTCTCTCCGTTATAACAAAACGGTATTAGACAAAACCTGTTGAATGTTGTATAATACTTGTATTGAGAATGAGGAATGGTTATGAGAATTATTGAAGTGAATATCAACGAAGTCAGAAACTTCCGTGCGGGTTTCGAGTTAGTCGAATACGAGAACGGTACTGACCCAATGGACGGTTTTGTCCTGTTAGGTTTTGACGAAGTCGGTCAGTTTTGTAAAGACCCCAAATACGCATTTATCGGAGAGTAATATGAAGATTGTAATCCACACACAATATCGTGAGAACTATGGTGCCCATGACTGGGATGGTACTGGGGAATGTCCACAGTACTGGAAGTGCAAGGGTGGGTCTACCTATGTGGTAGAGGGTGTATCCGTTGAGGATGCACAATCCGAGGGGTACTATGATACCCTGTTCGACCTCGTGTCGAAAAGCAACGAGTACCTCCAAGAGTATGTTCTTGGTTCCGACCTCGTTGATGAAGCAGACTTCAAGGAGTCTGACATCTGTGAACACTGGGAACGTCCAGTGTACATCAAGGTTGAGGGTGACAAGTATGTTGCTTCTCAAGCACATTATATGGAGGGACGACCTCCCGTAACTTGGGAATTAGGAGAACAAGTATGAAGTATGAAGTAAGGTTAGCAAATCAGGGTCGTGAGTGCTTGACTTGGTATACATTTGATACCCCAAAAGAAGCAGTCAAGTTCGTACTGAAGGAACTTCACGAGGTTGGGTTTACTGTGTTTGGTAAGACCTACGAAGAGAAGTTTGAAGAGATCGTTTGGGTCGGTAAAGGGAGAACTGTCAATGTATGATTATGCCCGATTGATCCAAAACGCAAAGGGTGCTCGTTCTCGTACAGGTTCCGAGTGGGGTAAAAAATACTGGTCTACTGTTATCCAGAAACTTCTGGTAAATATGCGTGAACAGGAAACTATACATTAAATCTCTTATAAATAGAAGTATAATATAAGAGGTCTTTATGCCAGTACAAAGTAGTATTCAAGTTTCCGATGCGGAACTGACAACCAATCTAAACTACCTGCAACCCACGGGTTTTAAGTTAGTCATGGACAGAACAAAGTATCCCAATATGGAGTACTTTGTTCAAGCAGTATCTCATCCCGGTGCGTCTGTCGCACCACTGGAATTACCTGTCCGAAGAATCACATCTGTCCCCTTGGCAGGAGACAAGATCACATTCACCGAGGTAAACTTTACAATCATTCTTGACGAGAACATGACATCCTATACAGAGATGATGGATTGGTTAAATCGAATAGTTAATGATGGGCAAGTATCTTCTGCTGAACGGGGTTCTAAATTCCCAACCTATGCTGACATCACACTTCATGTATTGTCAAGTCATAACAACACCACCAAGAAGATCGTGTACAGAGATTGCGTACCTACCTCACTTGGTAATATTGAATTCACTTCCACAACAGGAGATGTGAACTATCTGACATTTGATGCGTCATTTAGGTTCTCTCAATTCGAGATAATTTAACCCTATATAATTTTACAGTATGGAGAATATATTATGATAGACCTAGAAAGTATTCTAGCAGAGTGGAGAGAAGACTCCGAAATTTCTAAACACCAACTAGACGAAACCTCTCGTGTGACACCTGCGTTACACGCAAAGTATCTGGAGTATCTCTCGTTGACCAAACTGCGTCTGAAGCAGTCTGAGTTCAAACAGAAGATTCTACTCAAAGAGAAGTACCTCTATTACGAGGGTAAGATGTCCAAGGAGGACATTGAGTCTCGTGGGTGGGCGTATGATCCATACGAGGGTCTCAGTGCCACCACCAAGAACTTCAAGGAGTACTACTACGACTCCGACAAAGAGATTCAAGAGTCTGAGATGAAGATTCAGTACTTAAAGACACTCATTGAGACCTTGACTGAAATCGTAAACAACTTAAACTGGAGACACCAGACAATCGGAAATATGATTCGATGGCGGTCATTTGAGGCAGGACAATAATGCTAAAAGAAATGAAGGAAACATTTACAGTAAATAAAGTATACCAATCTCGATGGGTATGGTATCACACCATACTTGCGGCAGAGATATTCTTAACCAACATTTTACTGATTGCGATTTTAGTTAAGATGCCATGAGTCTACCTAATACTATACGTGTAGGTCTGAAAGACCATGCAATGATGACAATTGATGCCGAGGCGCATCAGATACCAGAACTACGTGAGTACTTCTCATTTATGGTTCCAGGCGCAAAGTTTATGCCCGCCTACAAGTCTAGACGCTGGGATGGGAAAATTAAACTTTTTAATCAGATTACCCGTGAACTTAATGTGGGACTCTATGCACATCTGAAGAAGTTCTGTGCGGATAGAATGTATCCTATTGAGTTGATCGACAATGACGAGTATGGTCACCCTGAGAATAAGAACCATGTACAACATCAAAACCTTATTAAGTTCCAGAGTGAACTAGACCTACCCTTTCCTTTACGTGATTACCAGTATGATGCGGTAACCCACGGCATAAAAGAGAAACGTGCAATCTTATTGTCACCCACAGGTTCGGGTAAGTCGTTCATCATCTATAATCTGATGCGTTGGTATATGGAAAACTTTAGTGAGAAGATTCTCATAGTTGTTCCTACAACAAGTCTGGTAGAACAGATGCATAAAGATTTCGAGGACTATGGATTTGACCCCGAACTGTGTCACAAGATATATTCTGGTAAGGAGAAGGTGACTGACAAGCAGATCATAATCTCTACATGGCAGTCCATCTACAAGTTTCCGAAGGAGTGGTTCGAGCAGTTTGGTTGTGTGTTCGGTGACGAGGTACATCTGTTCAAGGCAAAGTCACTATCTGGTATTATGAACAAGTGTACAAATGCTCCATATAGATTTGGTACTACTGGTACGTTAGATGGTACAGAGACAAACAAACTTGTACTCGAAGGGTTGTTCGGGCCGACTAAACGAGTGACTGCAACACGTGATCTACAGGTACAGGGGACACTTGCACAAATAGACATATCTGTTCTGCTACTGCGTTATCATAATGATGTGTGCCATATGATGCAGGGTAAGACCTACCAAGAAGAGATGGACTATATCGTTACCCACGAGAAACGCAACAAGTTGATTACCAATCTTGCGTTAGACCAGAAAGGTAACACTCTGGTACTATTCCAGTTCGTGGAGAAACACGGTAAGGTTCTCTTTGATATGATGAGAGACAAGGCAGAGGATGGTCGAAAAATATTCTATGTGTCTGGAGAAGTGGATGCCGCAGACCGAGAGCAAATTCGTGGAATCGTGGAGAAACAAAAGAATGCAATCATTGTTGCTAGTTTGGGCACTTTCAGCACTGGTATTAATATTAGGAATCTGCATAATATAGTATTCGCATCCCCTAGTAAGAGTCAGGTTAAGGTGCTACAGTCGATAGGAAGGGGATTGAGACAGTCTGACGATGGGTCTGTGGCGAAGTTATACGATATTGCGGATGATATGCATATCAAGTCACACAAGAACTTTACACTGCGACATAGTGCAGAAAGAATTAAGATATATACTAAAGAACAGTTTCCTTATAAAATACATCAGATTGATTTGAAATGATACCATTAGTAGAGAAGAAACCACACGGATTATTGTTAGGTGGTTTCACCTCATTGAATCCAATAGGTAATGAAGAACTTGGAGTGAGAATCAACTCCGAAGAACCAGACCCTATGGTTATTGGCGGACTCGCTGGCATGGGTGGGGTAGGACTCTTTGGACACCGCTATCTAGAATCTTATCGTAGTTATGGTAATCACCGAATCGCTACTCACCTCCGAAAAAGTGGGTGGGATGTAGAATGTGTGGACTATGGTATCTTCTTCACCAACGAAGAACTTGCAAACATATTTGCAAAACGAATAACCGAGGATACGGTGTTCGTTGGTTTCAGTATGTTGTTTGGTACACTGGCGACAGAAAAACTGAAATGGTTAACCGACCACATAAGAAAGAACTATCCGAGAGTGTCAATCATTTCGGGTGGACAAAAGACTTGGACAGTATCCTGTGTAGATGCAGATTACTTTATTACTGGTAATGGTGAGTATGCAATGGATGCGTTACTCAAGTATCTAAGAGGTGGAAGCAAACCCAACTTTCATGGAAAACTTGCGAACGGCGGTAGACTCATCACCGCACAACATAGTTATCCATGCTTCCCAAAGAGAGACTCTGCGATCTCATTTGAAGATCGTGACTTTATCCAACCAAACGAAACCGTAAATGTTGAGTTCGCACGTGGTTGTATCTTTTCATGTAAGTACTGCTCGTTTCCTCTACTGGGTATGAAGGAAGATACAACACGAAACGAGGACAGTCTGTATGAAGAACTGTTGGAGAACTATGAGAAGTGGGGTATCACTAACTACTACATCACAGACGATACTGTAAACGACTCCAAAGACAAGATCGCCTTACTTGCACGTGCGGTACGCAGACTACCATTTAAACCTACATTTGCGGGATATGTTCGTGCTGACCTGTTGATTCGTCATGGTGAAGAAACGTGGAAGGACATGGTTGACATGGGATTCACCAACCATTCGTATGGAATTGAGACCTTCAATCACAAGTCAGGTAAGAGTGTGGGTAAGGGAATGAAACCCGAAGAACTCAAGAAGGGATTGTTGGAGATACAGGATTACTTCAACGAACACTCGCACACATACTATACAGGCACATTCACAATGATTGCGGGACTACCCTATGAAACATGGGAATCTCTCGAAGAGTCCAAGGAGTGGGTCAACGAATACTGGGGTGGTCATGTAGTAACTTACCTACCGTTATATTTATCAGAACCCGATGACGAACAAGCGGATGAAATGGATTGGAGGGTGTATACCAATTTTATGGAATATGGATACAGCTACTCATATGATATACCACACATAGTCAACCCCAAAATAAGACAACACGTGGAGTTGATGAAGAAGGGTAAGGAACATAATAAAAATCGTCAAAAGAATAAATGGAACTTTTGGGTACATCCAAGCGGAGACTATGACTTTGCGGATATGATGGAGTGGGTAGATGAATTCACACAAGATAGAATAGAATCGGGGAAGAACCCTGCTGGTGTATGGAATACCAACTTTGTCCATGCAGAAGTGTACAAGAACCCCAAAGAGGGTAAAAGATTTTATAAACAGGATCACGAAAATTTACCTGTTAATCCTCTGATAAATATAATTAGGAAGTACAAACAAAACAAACTTGAGGATGTAAAATGATACAAGAAGAAACCAGACAGTTAAAACTTGCGAATGGTGAAGAGATTCTTTGTGAAATTGTACAGTGGGCTGAAGGAGAGGATTTTGAGATTCTTGTACGAAAAGCAATGCGACTTATTATGATGGAAAGTTCGGATGGTATGAAATACTATGCTTTTCGTCCGTGGATGGTTTATCAAGAAAATGGAGAAGATTTACTTATTATCAACTCAAGTCATATTGTGGGTATGGGATTCCCTACTCGAACACTCTTAGTTCAGTACCATGAGGCAGTGCATGATATGATTGATATGCACGTGCAACGAGAAAAAGAGTTTGATGAAGATCATCCTACCGAACAAGTTAAACGAGATAATAAA